TTTAAAATGCGTGGCATCAAAATGAGAGATGAAGCGCAATCTATACAGCCAGGAGAATTTAGAGATGTTGATGCACCAGGTGGAAATTTGAAAGATGCATTCATGATGCTTCCATTTAAAGAACCCTCTCAAACGTTATTACAGTTAATGGGGGTCGTGGTTCAAGCAGGACAACGATTCGCTTCAATAGCGGACCTGCAAGTAGGCGATGGGAATCAACAAGCAGCAGTGGGCACGACCGTAGCTTTGTTGGAAAGAGGGTCACGAGTCATGTCGGCCATACATAAAAGATTATATGCTGCCATGCGAAAAGAATTCACTTTGTTGGCAAGAGTTTTTAAATTATATTTGCCTCCGATTTATCCATATGATGTTGTTGGAGGTCAAAGACAAGTTAAACAAATAGATTTTGATGACAGAGTAGACATAGTGCCAGTTGCAGATCCAAATATTTTCTCCCAAACGCAACGTATCTCACTTGCTCAAACGGAACTGCAATTGGCGGCTTCAAATCCGCAACTTCATAATCAGTATGAGATTTATAGAAACATGTATGAGGCTCTGGGAGTAAAAGATATTGACCTAATTTTAAAAAAACCACCTCAACCAATGCCAAAAGATCCGGCATTGGAGCATATTGATGCTTTAGCTGGTTTACCGTTTCAGGCTTTTCCTGGACAAGATCACAGAGCGCATATAACAGCGCATTTGAACTTTTTAGCTACTAATATGGTTAGAAATGCACCTGCAGTAGGCGCTTCGGTAGAGAAAAACTGCTTAGAACACATATCTTTGATGGCACAAGAGCAAATTGAGCTTGAATTTAAGGACGAATTGCAACAATTAGCGCAAATGCAACAAATGGCGCAACAAAATCCGCAAATTCAGCAACAAATGGCACCTTTACAGCAAAAAATTGAGTCTAGAAAGGCTATTTTAATAGCTGATATGATGGAAGACTTCAAAAATGAAGAGAAAAAGATTACTTCTCAATTTGACCATGATCCAATTGCTAAATTAAGAGCTAGAGAGCTTGATATTAGAGCTATGGATAATGAACAGAAGAGAAAAGAAGCACAAGAGAAGTTGAATATTGATAGAATGAAGGCTATGATGAATCAAGGCGTTCAAGAAGAAAAACTTGATCAAAATGAAGAATTGGCTAATTTAAGAGCTGATACTTCACTTGAAAAACAAGAGATGGCGAACGAAAATAGATTAACGCTCGCTAGAATGAAACCTAATACTAATGGAAGGGGAAAATAATGACAAGAGGACTAGGATATGCACCATTGGGGAAATCAAAAGTTATTTCTACACCCAATGCAAGCAGAAACAATAAACCTGCTCCAGTTAACAGAGATAAAAAAGATACAAATCCTGTTAAAGGAACAAGAGCTGCTAGACCACAAAAACCAGTAACTTGGTATTAATATGTGGTTTTCAGCAATTAAGTTAGCGTTAAACGCAGGAACTCACATTTATAAAAAGCGTCAAGAGACAAAGATGGCTATGGCTGATGCACAACATATGCATGCACGAAAGATGGCCAGCGGCGAAGAACAATACCAGGGCAAACTTTTAGAGGCCCGTCAAAACGACTACAAGGACGAGGTCGTTTTAGCGATTCTCACACTGCCCATTTTGGTGCTCGCATATGGGGTATGGTCGGACGATCCGGCGGCCATGGACAAGATAAAAATGTTCTTTGATCATTTCCAGGCGCTTCCGAGCTGGTTTACAAATTTATGGATCCTTGTCTGCGCGAGTATTTTTGGTATAAAGGGAACACAAATTTTTAGAAATGGAAAGGGGAAAAAATAATGGGATTTTTTTCATTAGGTAAAAAAGTTTTACCTACAATCACAAAGGTTAAACCTTCAGTTAAAAAAACTGGAACTAAAGGCGTAATTGAACATTTTAAAAAAAGAGTTACAGGATTAAAGCCTAAAGACAAAGCAAGCATATATAAAACAGTTGTCGCTCCTTATGTAAAAAAATGGAGTGGTAAAAAAGGCGATAAACCATCAGGTAAAGACTAATGGTAAACCCACGATATAGACCCTTTAATGGTAATTCAAGAAAGCCTATTAAAAAACAGGCTGAAGTAATATTAAGTGAAACAAAAAAAGATTTTGTATATCCTCCAAAAGAAGAATATATTGGATCACACATTAAAAGTGATTTGGCTGGTGAGCCAGTTTCAAATGAAAGTTATGAGAAGTACTATAAAGATTTAATATGAGTTTAGAAAACATAATCTATAAACTTCAAAGAAATTTAGATAAAAGAATACAACAATTAGCAATCTCGGTAACGTCCGGAGGGGTTGACAGTATGGAAACATACAAGTATATAATAGGACAAATAAACGCCTTAGAGGCAACTAAACAGGAAATCTCTAACCTGCTTAATCAGAAGGAGCAAAATGAAGGAACAGTCGTCGACATCAACACAAAAAATCCAGTTACCAAATAAGGATTTAGTCGGTTTAAAAAGATCAGAAGAACAAAAAGAAGTCACAAAAGAAAAAACAAAATTACCCAAACCTACTGGTTGGAGAATGCTAGTTTTACCATTTAGAATGGATGAAAAAACTAAAGGCGGAATCTTACTAGGAGATGAAACTATAGATCGACAACAGGTTGCATCGCAATGCGGAAGTGTACTTGCAATGGGAGACGCTTGTTATAGGGATAAAGAGAGATATCCACATGGTCCGTGGTGCGCGGTTGGTGATTGGGTGGTCTTTGCACGTTATGCAGGATCACGTATAGAAATTGAAGGTGGAGAAGTTCGTCTTTTAAATGAAGATGAAATTTTAGCAACCGTACAGGATCCAACAGATATCCTGCACAAATACTAACATAGGAAGGAACTATGCCAGAGGAAAATAAAATAAAACAAGAAAAACCAAAAGTAGATTTAGATACTTCAGGACCTGAAGTCGATGTAACTTTACCGGAGGAAGTAAAAGAAGAAGTAAAAGAACAAGTAATAGAAACCAAGGACGAAGAAACAGTAAAAGAAGTTAAAGAAGAAGTAAAAGAAGAACCAGTTAAAGAAGATGATTCTAAGTTAGAGGAATACAGTAAAGGTGTTCAATCACGTATTGCTAAACTCACAAGAAAAATGAGAGAAGCAGAACGTAGAGAAGGCGCTGCTGTTGAATATGCTCAAGCTTTAGAATCTCAAAGAAAAGAAGATCAGTCTCGATTTCAAAAAATGGATACTGATTATTGGTCTAGATTTGAAAAGAATGTAAAAACAGGAATGGAGTCTGCTCAAAAAGAATTAGCAGGCGCTATTGAATCTGGAGATGCTAAAGCTCAAGTTGAAGCTAATAAACGGATTGCAACATTAGCATTTGAAAATGCTAAATTAGAGCAAGCCTAAGAAAATAAACCCGTTGCACAGGAACCTGTACAACTATCAGATGGTGGAAGATTACCACAGCAAACTCCGCAAAGTTTACCGGAACCTGATCCTCAAGCAGAAGCTTGGGCTAGTAAAAACACATGGTTTGGCAAAGATCGAGCCATGACCTTTACTGCCTTTGAAATTCACAAGGATCTTGTAAATGAAGGATTTGACCCTAAGTCAGATGACTATTATTCTGAAGTTAATAAAAGAATAAAAGTTGACTTCCCACATAAATTTGCTATAGGTGGTGATGTAGAGCAAACGTCCAAGACCAATCAGTTGGTTGCTTCAGCTCAGAGAAGTGTAAGACCTGGACGCACAACTGTGAGACTCACATCTTCACAGGTAGCAATAGCTAAAAAATTAGGTGTGCCACTCGAAGAGTATGCAAAACAAATAAAACTCACGGAAGGAGCATAAGCATATGAAAAAAGAAAAAAAAGAAACTTCTCGTGCGAGCCAAACACGGTCAAATACTGAAAGACCAAAAGTGTGGGCTCCTCCATCTTCTCTAGATGCACCCCCTGCACCTGATGGATTCAGGCACAGATGGATACGGGCAGAGAGTTTAGGATTTCAAGATTCTAAAAATATCTCTGGAAGATTAAGATCCGGTTATGAATTGGTGAGAGCCGATGAATATAAAGATCAAGATTATCCTGTAGTCACTGAAGGAAAATACAAGGGGATTATCGGGGTTGGTGGCCTTGTACTCGCAAGGGTACCCGAAGAAATTGCGAAGTCTCGGACTGAATATTTTGCTAAACAAGCAGAAGGCCAGAACGAAGCGGTTGAAAACGATTTAATGAGGGAAGAGCATAAGAGTATGCCTATCAATGTTGACAGGCAGTCTCGCGTAACCTTCGGTGGTACAAAGAAAAGTTAATTTTTTAACTATTCCTACTCATCGATTTAAATCAACCCGTTTACATTTATGTAAACATTAAGGAGTAATAACATGGCTAATAGAAACTCAGCCGGTTTTGGGTTCAGACCAAGTGGAACGTTAGGTAATACACCTGCGACTCAAGGTCTATCTCAGTACTGGATTGCTTCCGCAGCATCAGTTGATCTTTTTAACGGCATGGCGATGAAATCGTCAGCTGGTTATATGATTACTGGTGAAAGTGCAACTACAGTTACGACTATAGGTGTTCTTTACGGAATCTACTATACAGCGGCTTCTACTAATAAACCCACTTGGGCACATTGGTATGACGCAACAATTACTCCAGCAAACAGTGAAGACACACAAGCGTTTGTTAATGATTATCCTTTCCAGAAGTATACTATAGCTTCAGATGCAGCAGTAGCGTCAGACGTTCCTGCAGCTCACGTGAAGTTTATGGAAACTTTCTCCGTGTATGCAAATACAGGCGGAAGTACTTCAACAGGTAAATCGTCAACAACTCTTGACATCGGCGCAACGCATGCAACAACACACTCTTGGAGATTATTAAGAAGTGCTGAGGAAGTTGAAAACAACGACCTTACAGCAGCTTATTGTTCTCTAGAAGTTGTTTCTAACTTGTCCGAATTTGTCGGAACTGGAACATAATAGGAGCATAATAACATGGCTATATCACGAGCACAGCTAGTGAAAGAACTAGAACCAGGTTTGAATGCACTATTCGGCCTGGAGTACAAACAGTATGAAAATCAGCACGCTGAAATTTATACAACAGAATCATCTGACAGAGCTTTTGAAGAAGAAGTAATGTTAAGTGGTTTTGCAAACGCAAACGTTAAAGTGGAAGGATCTGGTATTTCTTACGATGAAGCACAAGAAACTTACACTGCACGTTACACACACGACACTATTGCTTTAGCATTCTCAATAACTGAAGAAGCTATTGAGGACAATTTGTATGACAGACTTGCGTCTAGATATACAAAAGCTTTAGCAAGATCTATGTCTAATGCGAAACAAGTAAAAGCAGTAACACCTTTGATTCAAGGTCTTCCTTCAACGGATAATTTTGATTCTGGTGATGCTGTATCTTTGTTCACAACTAATCACCCAACGGTTAGTGGAACAGTGGTTAAAAATACTTTAACAACGCAAGCAGACTTAAACGAAACATCATTAGAGCAAGCATTGATTGACATTGCTGGCATGACTGATGAACGTGGAATCAGAGTCGCATCAAGAGGAATGAAAATGGTCATTCCTTCAGCTAATCAGTTCAATGCTGAGAGATTAATGAAATCTCCAGGTAGAACTGGAACAGCATATAATGATATCAACGCCGTCGCGTCTATGGGAATGGTTCCTCAAGGTTATAGAGTGAACAATTTCTTAACTGACACAGACAGTTGGTACGTCATTACTGATGTCCCTAACGGTATGAAAATGTTCCAAAGAGCAGCTTTAAAAACTGCTATGGAAGGTGATTTTGATACTGGCAACGTTAGATACAAAGCTAGAGAAAGATACTCGTTTGGAGTATCTGACTATAGAGGTATCTTCGGTGTAGAGGGTGCGTAATCCAAAATAAATTTGTGGCGGGACATAGTTCCGCCACATTTTGCAAATAAGGTAAGAAATGCTTAAAAAATTCCTAGTACATATTTGGGCTTATGATTATCACGTTAAATTTGAAGTTTTAGCGGAGGATAATCGTGAATCTATTGAACACTCTATCCTTGACAAATTAGGAGAAAAGAGTATAAAGTGGGAATCAGCGGGAATGTTTAGCGACACCCGTAGAATAACCTATGAGGAGGTTAGTCATGACCGAAGACCTATACAAACAGAAAAGGTCCTTGGAGTTGAGGTGGCAGTTGGAGTATGAGCAAAGTGGTAAATATACTCTTAATATGGTCGAAATTGATAATACAATTAAAGGTATTATTACTGAGATCAAGCTGGAAGAACGTAGAATTGCAGACGTGGAAAATGCAGTTCAAAATTCTGCCCCCGAAGTTTCTGTGGCAACTTAGATAAACGCCACATCGCTGAAATCGTACTTTTATGCAGGGATCTCTTGCACTCAATCAAAAAATAACATATAAATTTGCCACTATACAAATTTAAATAAAAAAAATAAATGTAGACGCGTATAGTCGACATCCCTAGGGACTACATTTATATATTCTAGGAGGAATATAATTATGGCAAATACAACGTTTAAGGGAACGGTAAGAGCAGAATCTGGTCTTAAAGTTTCCGCACAAACAGCAGCTACTGGAGCTTACACTGATAAGTTCACTATTGACTCAAGTGGAAATGTAGTAGTTAAAGGAACGTTAACAAGACTAACACCAGCAACAATTTTTAACTACAATTACATTACATGTGCAGCGCCCCTTGTTTCAAATTTAGGTAACTCAGCTGACGGTGTAATGGCAACTGAAGATAAATTTGGAATGATGTTTTTTGGTCCAAATAACGAAATATACCCAGCAACAGCACTTTCTATTGGTGCTTATACAGCAGCTGGTAAAACACCACAGTTAGATGGAACAGTACCAGCAACAGATACAGCTACAACTCAAGCTGGATTTGATTTACAGATGGATACTGAATCAGCAGCTGCAACAGGATTAGAAATGGTCTTAGCAGGTGGTCCACTAGGTGGAAATGCTAACAGCTTTACAATCGGTACACATTCAGGCTATATGGAAGCAACATTCAATACACCTGACTGGACTGACTTTGATGGTTGCGGTATCGGATTTAGAAAAGTTGAAGACTTTAATGATGGTCACGTACCAATTCTTGACGCAGCCTCGGCTGGTGATGGAATTTATACAGACTTTGCTGCATTTGGAGCAATGGGTGATACAAACCTTGAAATCATGACTGACTTAAATAACTCAGGAACATCTACTTCGACAGATTGTGGAGCTTCAGTTCCAGTTGATGGTCAAAACTTAAGATTAAAAATACTTCTCTCATCAGCAGGTGTAGTAACTTATTCATTTGTTGTGAATGCAGTGGCAGGAGCAGGTACTTTAGCTGCACCAGCAACAACAGCAGCATATACTTTTGACGATGGCGATGTTGTAGTACCTTATATCTTTACATCAAGTGACACGGCAGCAGCTGATGTACTTTGGTTAAAAGATGTTACAGTATATCGTACGCCTGGTGTAAGTTACACAAACTAATAAATAAAGACTTTAATTAGAGCGGGAGCTTCGGCTCCCTCTCTCTAACAGGAGGAAAAATGGCAGACGCAGTAACAAGTCAAACATTAACAGATGGTGATAGAACCGCTGTTATGAAATTTACAAACATCTCTGATGGTTCAGGCGAAGCATCGGTAGTAAAAGTTGATGTTTCAGCTTTAAACTCAAATTCTCATACAGGTGCAGCATGTTCAAGAGTTCATGTTACACAAGTATGGTATGCAATTTCAGGTATGAGAATTGATCTAGAATGGGCTGCTGACACTAATGTTAAAGCATTAATTTTAGGTGCTGGAGTAGCTTTAGAACCTACTAATGGACATTTTGATTTTAGATCTTTTGGTGGTTTAAAAAATACAGAAGCTTCCGGTGTAAGTGGAGATGTGGCTTTAACAACTTTACATCATACATCAAATGATGCGTATACGATTGTATTAGAGTTAAATAAATCGTACTAGGAGGTAGCATATGGCTAATACTACTTCCGGAACAGTAACGTTCGATAAAACATTTGCTGTAGACGAAATAATTGAAGAAGCCTACGAGCGAATTGGCTTACAATCTGTTTCGGGATATCAATTAAAAACAGCAAGACGTTCTTTAAATGTAATGTTTCAAGAATGGGGCAATAGAGGTTTGCACTACTGGGAAGTAGGCGATACCAATATTGATCTAGTTGAAGGTCAAGCTGAATATATTTTTTATAGAGCTACAGGCGATGGTACTTCTGCAACAACAGCTGGAGGAACAACAGGAACATCTACTTATGGTTTAGCTGATGTTTTAGAAGCTACACTTAGATCTGATAAAGGAGATACGGACCAAGCTGATTCTACACTTACAAAAACAGATCGATCAACTTATTCTGGCTTAGCTAATAAATTATCTAAAGGAACCCCCTCTAGATATTTTGTTCAAAGACTTGTTGATAAAACAACAATCAATTTTTATCCAACACCCGATTCCTCTAATGCATCAAAAGATGTTCATATTTTCTTTGTCAAAAGAATTCAAGACGCTGATGCAACTTATACCGATGCAACAGATATACCTTATAGATTTGTTCCTTGTATGGCATCCGGATTATCTTTTTATTTAGCACAGAAATACGCACCTCAAAGAGTACAAGAATTAAAATTATTATACGAAGACGAATTAAAAAGAGCTTTGGCAGAAGATGGATCTTCTACAAGCACTTATATAACTCCGGAGTCTTATTACCCGAGTGGATAATTATGGCATTTGCAAGAGGAAAATACGCTAAAGCGATCTCAGATAGAAGTGGAATGGAATTTCCCTATAATGAAATGATTAAAGAATGGAATGGTTCTCTTGTTCATAAATCTGAATATGAAGCAAGACATCCTCAAGATGAAGCAAAACATTATAGTGTAGAAGGTCATGGTTTAAGACATGCAAGACCGGCAAGAACTGAAAAAACAGTTGTTGGAATACTAGGACCGAATCCTTTTGAAACTATAGCTGCAGGATCCGGTATTATAAATGTTTTTGAAAAAAGTCATGGACGATCTACAAGTGACACCGTTAGATTTAGAGGTCCAATATGGACAAGTTCAGATGCAGATGCATATCAGAACCCAGTGGGTTTTGATGGCGTTACAGGAGCGAATTTAGCAAAAGCCGCTGGCTACTCGATTACCGTTGGTACGCGAGATTCAAGCGGCGACATTACGAATACCAATGACTACTATCACTTTACTGTAGATACAAACACTGCTACAGCTGGAGGAATCGCAGGAGGAGGCAACAATTGTTCGGCTGGTCCGGCAACTTTAGAGGCATAATATGGCAGGATTTACTTATTCAACACTTACAACAGCAATTCAAAATTATACTGAAGTAGGAACGGGTGTCCTATCAAGTACGATTACAGATCAATTTATTGATAACTCTGAACTTAGAATACAAAGAGAAATTCCTATTGATGCTGATCGAAAAGAAATGATTGGCAATTTAACTGCTTCGAAAGATAATGTTTATGCTCCGGCTGGAACCTTATTTGTCAGAGATTTTCAAGTTTATACTTCAACATCAGTTGCGACAGGAGCGAATAGCTTTCTTCTTAAGAAAGATATTAGCTATCTTAGAGAATATGATGCAGCTGAAACAACAACGGGCACACCCAAATATTACGCGATGTCAGGTGGAGCCGAAGGAACTGGAGCAACATCTTCAGGACGACTTACCATTGTGCCGACACCAAGTTCGGCTTTTATGTACAAAATTCATTACAACGCTAGACCGGTAGGATTGAGTTCGGCGAATACGACAACTTATTTAAGTCTTAACTTTGGTAATGGATTACTATATGCATGCTTGGTAGAAGCCTTTAGTTATTTAAAAGGTCCACAAGATATGCTACAACTATATGAACAAAAGTATCAAACCGAAGTACAGAAGTTTGGTGCAGAACAATTAGGTCGAAGACGACGGGACGACTATACGGATGGGGAACCTCGTATACCCGTTCCGGTTCAGACACCGTAAGGAATTAAAATATGGCAACATTAACAGTTACAGTCAAAGAAGCAATTACACTTAACAACATCGATTATGGATCGGAAAGAGCTTTAGATATTTCCAGTGTTAATGAAGTTGTAAAAAGAGTCGTAACGGCATCAACAACAGAATGTGGATTAATAGGATTTATATCAGCCATTAGTGGAGTAGGTGTAAGTGCAAACAAAGTAGGTTATGTCGCAGGAATGTTTGATGATGGAGATGTACGATATATTAGAATTACAAATTTAGACTCATCCAATCATATTATGTTAACGTTTAGAGATGAAGACAACACAGAATTTAGAATGAAGGTTGATGCTGGTCACTCGTTTATTTATCCAGGTGATAATAGCGGTGGCGTAGTGGACACGATGAAAGCATCGGGATCCGCTTTAGCTTCAGGCCTTTCAGATTTAGTAGATATTACAGTTGATACAGATACGGCATCATGTGATGTGGAGGTTTTTGTAGCGAGCGCGTAGGATAAATTATGGCATCAAGTTATACAGGATTAGGTACCGAGTTAATGACAACCGGCGAAAATGCCGGTGACTGGGGATCTAAAACTAATACCAATTTACAAATCATTGAACAGATTGCTGGTGGTTATACAGCACAATCTATAGCGGGTAGTGCTCAAACAACAACGTTATCTGTTTCTGATGGATCAACAGGTGCAGTTCTTGCACACAGAATTATAGAATTTACAGGAACGATTACTGGAAACCAGGTTGTAACAATTCCTTTGGATGTTCAAACTTTTTATATAATGAAAAATAATACATCCGGAGCTTACACGGTTCAATTTAAATATGTTTCTGGTTCAGGATCCAGTGTTACTTGGGCAGCTACGGATAAAGGAACCAAACTTATTTATGCGACTGCTGATGATTCAACTGATCCAAATATGGTTGATTCAAATATTGGTGGAGTAGGTGCAGTTGATTTAGATGGTAATGAATTAACTCTTGACGCTGATTCTGATACTAGCATTACAGCTAGTACCGATGATCAGATAGATTTTGAAATTGCAGGCGCGGATGATTTTACAATGACAGCGAATGCTTTCAATGTATTAACAGGATCACATGCAACTTTTGCTGAGAGTGCTAATGCCAAATTTGGTACTGGCAATGATATGTTGGTTTACCATGACGGAACAAATTCATATATTACAAATGCACAAGGAGCTTTAAAAATAGCAACAGAGACTTCGGGTATTGCATTAACAATAGGACATACAACTTCAGAAACAACAATAGCTGACAATCTTACAACGACTGGTGATACATCAGTTGGTGGAACTTTAGGTGTTACAGGTGTAGCAACTTTTGCAACTCACGTTGCTTTAGGTGATAGTGATATTTTAAAATTAGGTGCTGCTCCAGACATGCAACTATATCACGATGGTACAAATTCTTATATTACAAATGCTACAGGTGCTTTAAAAGTTGCAACGGAGACTTCAGGTATTGCAATTACATTAGGACACTCAACTTCAGAAGTTACAGTCGCAGATAATTTAACTGTAACAGGAACTTTAACAGGTACTCTAGCTACTGCTGCACAAGGCACTGTAACTAGTCTTGGTACTCTTACAACTTTAACCGTTGATAATGTTATTACTAACGGTGCTACAATTGGACATACAAGTGATACAGATTTAATGACACTTGCTGATGGAGTATTAACAGTTGCAGGTGAGCTAGACTCTGCAACATTAGATGTATCTGGAAATGCAGACATAGATGGAACAACAAATTTAGACGCTGTTGATATTGATGGTGCTGTACAAATAGATGGTGCAACTACTGTTGGTGTTGATGGCACAGGATTAGATGTAAAATTCTTTGGTGATACTGCTGGAAGTTTCTTATTGTGGGATCAATCAGATGATGCTTTAGAATTAACAGACTCTTCTCCGATTAAAATTGGTGATAGTGGTGATATGCAAGTATATCACGATGGTACTAATTCTTATATTACAAATTCACAAGGTGCTTTAAAAGTAGCAACTGAGACTTCAGGTATTGCAGTTACTATTGGACATACAACTTCAGAAGTTACAGTTGCAGATAATTTAACAGTTACAGGAACTTTAACTTTAGGTTCAGGTGCAGAATTAACAGAAGCAGAATTAGAATTTTTAGATGGTATTACTGCAGGTACTGCAGCAGCAAGTAAAGCAATGGTTTTAGATTCTAGTGCAGATATTACTGGTGGTAGAAATCTAACCATCTCTGGTGAATTAGACGCTGCAACAGGAGATTTTTCTGGTGATGTTGATGTAGATGGTACTTTAGAAGCTGATGCTATTACAATTAATGGTACAGCTATTGGCTCTATTTATGGTGTGGTTGCAGGAAGTTCTAGCATTTTAACAACTGGAGCATTAGATTCTGGATCAATTACTTCTGGATTTGGTGCAATAGATAATGGAACTTCAAATATACGAAGTGCTACAATTACAGCAGAAACTGCGTTCGTACCAGATGCTTCAGGTGGCGCTGATTTAGGAACAACAGCATTAGAATTTAATGACCTTTTCTTAAATGATTCTGGTTCAATTCAATTTGGAGATGATCAGGATACAACTTTAACTCATACAGATGGAACAGGCTTAACTTTAAATTCAACTAATAAATTATGTTTTTATGATACAGCTTTATCTATTAGTTCAAGTACCGATGGTCAATTAGATATTGATGCTGATACAGAAGTAGAGATTGCTACAACAACTCTTGATCTCAATGGTGCTCTTGATGTATCTGGGGCCTCACAATTTAGTGGTGCAATAACTGTTGGTGTTGATGGCACAGGATTAGATGTAAAATTCTTTGGTGATACTGCTGGAAGTTTCTTATTGTGGGATCAATCAGATGATGCATTAGAACTAACAGATTCTTCTCCGATTAAAATTGGTGATGGTGGTGATATGCAAGTATATCACGATGGTTCAAATTCTTATATTACTAATAGTGCAGGAGCTTTAAAAGTAGCAACAGAAACTTCAGGTATTGCAATTACATTAGGACATACAACTTCAGAAGTAACGGTTGCAGATAACTTAACTGTTACAGGAACTTTAACTTTAGGTTCAGGTGCAGAATTAACAGAAGCAGAATTAGAATTTTTAGATGGTATTACGGCAGGTACTGCAGCAGCAAGTAAAGCGATGGTTTTAGATGCTAGTGCAGATATTACTGGTGGTAGAAATCTAACCATCTCTGGTGAATTAGACGCTGCAACTTTAGATATATCTGGAAATGCAGACATAGATGGAACTACAAATTTAGATGCAGTTGATATTGATGGTGCAGTTCAATTAGACGCAACATTAACAATTGGTGCAAATGATCAGGGATACGATGTTATACTTTATGGAGATACGGCAAGTGCAAATGTTACTTGGGATACTTCAGCAGATGATTTAATATTTAATGGTGGAGCAGGTCTTATTGTACCTGACGGACAACTTACTTTAGGAAGTACAGCTGTTTCTTCAACAGCGGCAGAAATTAATTTATTAGATACAGCTTCGGCAAATAGTGTTGTTAATAGTAAGGCGGTTATTTATGGTTCTTCTGGAGAACTAGCAGGAACTTTATCAACAGCGGCACAAACAAGTG